ACTGCCAAGTGCAGCTCCCTGTTGCGGCTGTTAAGTCGCAACACAGAGCACACCTAGTGCTCTCCAGTTGTTTATGTCGATCCGGTTTACACCGGCGACAACCACCTCGTTTTGATGTCGGCGATACGAGGACGCCCAGCGCGTTCTAAGTGGCTGACAGTCTGCCCTGGCAAAGGCAGACCTTTCACCTGAGTTTTTACCTCAAGTAAAGTCAAACACTTCTGCAAAGCACCGTAGTCATCCAGTCTATCAACTGGGGAAACAGCGGCAACTATAGCACCCTTGACAACGGGGTACTGATAGTCAGGATGTAGCCTACCCGAGGGTTGTTCGACCCCGAGGAAGCTAAATCTGCCAAGCAGGGGAGAGGTTTCAGACACATACGGAAGCGGTATAAACCGCCCGAGTATGTTATCTAAGTAGTGGGCACTTCGCCAGAGACCAGCCTGATAGAGCTGATTCCTGGTAGAAAGTGTGCTCACGATCTCCCTAACACACCGCCGTGACGTAGGAAAGCCACTTCGGAGACGCGTTACTGAAACGTCGACTCCGGAATAGTAATCCCTACCACAAGACTCTCTGAACTTCCCAGTCCAGAAAGACTTGCTAGAGTTTACCCGAAAACCAAAATTTTCGAGGGCCTCCGTCACGGCGCGCACAAATCTACGAGGGACAATAATATCATCCCCGTAAACACGCACCTCACCCGCAAGCGACGAAATGTCGCGCCGGGTTATGGGACGTCTAAGCTCAGCCTGAATCCCCAGAAAGACAACGGTCGTAAAGACCATAGCCTCAAAGGGAAAGCAGAGAGCTGAACCCATAGACGCGAACTTGGCCAAACGGATAACTCCGTGGCCAGGTACGTCAGCCTTCCGTGATCTGCAAGCGTCCACAGCCTCAAATAAATGAGGAAAGTTCGCAAGCATAGCACGTACATGCTGATTGGAGACACGATCAGATGCACTACTCAAATCGAGTGTTGCATACTCCCCAGAAAGGGAGCCTTTCCTGGCAAGAACCTGGTTAGGAACCTGGCTTTGCCAGCTGATTAGCCGTGAGGGGATGTCAAATCCCTCAACGGAGTCTAGAATAGACCGCAGAAGGCCTTGCTGCACAAACATCATGCAAGTAGGTTCAACTGCGATAATCCTAGGCGTCTTCAACGTTTTAGGGACGGTAATTACCCTAACGGGTAGTTCCGCCCCAGGTTCGCTGACGACAACGGTAGAGAGTCTATCGAGAGATAGGCTCCAGCTCGGACATAGTACCTCCATATGGGGGAACAGTTGTTCGAGCCGCTCGGTCCAAGCGGTGTTATTCCACTTACCATTGCTAGTAAGTGAATCCGCAACAGAACCGGGTCCATGCAAAGGAATGATTCTTCCATAGTAGATATCTTCATCTACACGCTGGAATACGTCACTCCAGAGCAAGTTTGACATCTTCTTGAACCCATCTTGGAGATAGGAAAAATCAACGTCAAACTTCCGTACGTCAGACTCACACTCGACATAATCTGATATCGCCGCCCGAATGCGCACGTCAGTGCACACGTCGGACATCTTGCCAAACATCAGTGTTAACTGACGAACGGCCCAGATGGAAGTGATATCAGGAACATCGAGTAGACGTCCTGTATTAAAATCGAACACATTCCGAAGGAAACCTTGCAGAAATGCAGGGAGACCCCGAGAACGCTGAAATCCAGCGAACTCGTCGGAGGAAACATAACCTTGGTCAAGACTTTTTTCGAAGTCCCTACCAAAGTTAGGTAGGGTTATCGTGAGAAACGATAACCCCTCGTGTTCAACTCTACTCGTGATCGTTTTTAGGTCACGAGCGGTGCTAGTGCAACACCAGCTCTCCAAATCGAGGAGAACCATTTGCAAGAAACTAGTTAGGCTTTTCAAAGTGCCTCCCTTAATAGAGGGGTCGCTTTCCTTAGCCATGACTAGCATCACCTTGCCAACCTCCTCAGAAGAGAAGGGTCAGTTTTCACCGCCAAGCAACTTGGCGATGGCCGCGCCGGAGGAGGCAGCCATGTAGGCGGACAAAGCGTCCACTACATCGGTCTGCTCCGCGACCGTAAACCCAATGATCGGAATGTCTACGACGAGGTAAGTACTCATCGAGAAACTCTGATTAACACTGGGTGTAAACGGGTCAGCAGCAATTTTCGTGCTGTTGAGGCGAAGGCTCCTTCTGGTCCGCTTCGCGTAAAGCGAAGACGGAACCAGCTGGACGAGCCCGTCAGACGATTGATACGTCGACGTGTTCGCACCACTAGAAACTCGCGGAAGCGAGTAAGTGGTAGCCCCAATGGTAACTGACTGAGGATCGGCGAAAGCCATGGCACATTCCTTGTCTTTTTGTGGATCCGCCTAGCGAATGCTAGGCGGGCCTGCATCTCCCACACTCTTATAGGGATCAACAGAGACTGTTAGAAGACGCTTTGTAAGCGTCATAACAGGACTCCCAAAGTCTTTGTAAGACCAAGAGAGGCGAGGATCAGCCACTGAGTGTCGCTGAACCCCTCGGGATCCTTCCCGAATCCGTAGGGTGTAGCTCGGAACCGTTCCTTACGCACAGAGCGAAAGGTCATGGAAACCGGGCCTATGTTCTCGACGAGGTCAAACCCGTCGGGGCGTTTGCCTTTAGAGGCAAGAACGTCATAGGCAGTAGTAATCGTCTCAAAGGTCGTAGTGACCATGAGATAACCATACTGCAACACCAAGTTGTCGGAGCTAAGGGCGGAGTGGTTCGATAAAATCGTACCAATATTCCACCTCCAATCCGCCAACCAACTCCATGGCGCTAACTCCCATAGAACAGAAGGCGTAATTTCTACGCCAGCAACACTGTTAACTCTAGCTAGTATGTCATCCAGTAAATTACTTACTGGAGCATAATAGACATAGGCGCCAGAGAACGACACTTCTTGTGTCGTCAGTGTCTTCTGATCTGTGAAATAGCGGTTGTTTCCCCCTGTCAACTCTTGGTACACCTCATTGGCGTACTCGGAGAATTGGTCTGACGGCGTATACAGTGTCAAGTTAGTACTTGCCACTGTATTAAGCACGGGACCAATGGGAGAAAAGACATGTTTCCGACGAATTTTTTGAGAACTATCAGCCTCAAATTGTGCGATGTGCTTAGAAGCACTCCGCACGAGACTAATTAAGTTCTCAACGTCGGCCTTGAAAGGTTCCCATCCGAATTGGAAGTTTACATACTGGCTAGAAAGCCATTTTGTAAACTCCTGATAATTGCTGAAGTCTTTCAACTTCATCAACTCCGGAAACCAGGAATGTTCAAGAATTTGGCCGAGAATCTCGGCCAAATTAACAATGGGATGGACAGGTAGAGTTTCCGAAATCGCAAGTGCACCATAATAATTGGCACTCTCAAAAGAGGGCGCCTCAAAATTGGGCACTTGCAGGAAATTGCCTGGCCAAGGGGCCAGCGGTCCTGTGTAGGACTGCTGCGCAAACGAGTCATCGAACAGCCGGTCGGTATAGGAAAATCCTAAAAAGTCCGTCCGGACTGTACTAAACTCGTGCCCATTGTCCACGTCAAAGGGTGTCGCATGACTTTGGTCAAACGAATCCAATGACTTGAGATACCCGATCACTTCTCCCTCAACAAGAGGGGTAGATGGCGGGGTATCTTCGGACAAAACCATACGACCAGTACGATAACTGGTCGTTGTCTGCAACCCAGGAATACTTGCCACTCCTTTCTCGTGAAGGTTTAAAAACCCGTTCGAGATCTCGTAATTATAAGCCACAATAGGCTCAAGACTACGAGATGAAGTGACAATACTCCCAGTCATGGAGTTCTACAATCTACTAGAGAGAAGTTTAGCCGCCCAGCTATCCGCCAACGCCTTTTCCAAGGGCGAAATGGTAATTAGCCGGACAGCAAAACAACTGGTGACCCATCCCACGCGTAAATTGAACGTGGGGGGTGGTGCACAAAACACCGGCCTGGGAGCTAAG